AACGTTACAACAAACCAATTAGTAACACACCAAATACATTTGGTAAGAAAAAACCAAAGTATGATGGTATGTCTGCCGTCGAAAAAGTGAAGGCAAGTATCGAGAAGCAGTATGGTAAAGGTGCCATCATGGACACCAAAAAGAAGAAGTAAGCATATATAGATTAGAACCCTTTGGTAACTAATCATGCTTGCATTTCTACTCCCTTTAGCGTCGAAAATTATTAAAGATGCTATCAATAATATTCCAGAGAATGAAGAACTCGGTGAGAAAATGGTTGAGATCTGTCTTGTTATTCTTTCTAAAGCAGTTAAGTTGACTAAGACTGATATGGATGACCAACTTCTCGAAGTTGTTAAGAAGGCAATGGTTTCACGCGAGGGAGAATGATTCAAGGGGGCGTAAGCCCCTCTTTTTATAAATAAATATATTGGAATTTAATACGGAGTAACCCATGTCTCTTTACGGGAGAACTGACAGCAACGCAAATAAGACTCAAGCAGGACTCGCCCGTGGTAACGGCAGTGGCTCTGTTTCGGAAACTATTGTTTTTATTGATGCTGCTGAAGCAGTATTGAACGAGAATGCTTCTCGTGGTATCACTGGTCCTGGTTGGTGGGCATATAAGACCTACACCGATGGCGCTGGTAATACTCGTCACAAGGCAGAATGTCTTGCATTCATCACTAATCCTGATGGTACAGAAACTCAGGCAGATGATACTATCGGAGCAGACGTTGCATCGGCAGTAACCATCTCTGCACAACCTGCCGCTCATGTTTCTGGTGCTGGATCCGCTGCTGATGGCGCTGGTACATTCACCCTTAGCACTTCTACTACAGGAACACCTGGTGCTCTTGCTTATGTCTGGCAGCGTCAGACCGCAGCAGCAACAACTCGTTGGGTTAACATTGCCGCTGACACCGATAGTGGTATCACCTACGCAGACTTCACGACGGCAACTCTTGCTTACAGTGGTCTTGCTGATGACTCACTTGACGGTTATAAGTATCGCGTCAAGATCACCTCTGCAGGTGGTACTGAGGAAGTCATCTCTGATGGCGCAGCAACACTGACCTTCGGCAGTTGATAAATGAAATTTGACGAACTGAATGAGTCTAACTACATTCTGTTCGCCATAAAGCATTATGAGAACCCTGCTTGTGTAACACGAGCAGATTTTGATGAGGATATGAAACGCTTCAAGTATCTAAAAAGACTCTTGAAGCGTTATGTACGTGGTGGTTCATTAAGAACTCATCTTGTTATAAACCATCTGATCATACTTTATAATGTTTTTGGTGAAGCAGCAACCCCCTTACTGTTCTTCAAGATGGAAAGGGAATACTGGAGTATTTTAAAAACATTACTTGTGTTTTTAAATAAATATCCTGTAGGGATGTTATCCAATCTTGAAACAGATAAAGACTTAGAAGAGGAACTGAGTACGCTATGACAATAATGACTGCTGGTACTGGAGGTTTTAGCGGATCTGCCGATGCGACTGGACCTGTTGCAGGATATGATCCTGTAATGAAGTTCCGTAAGAAAGTTAAGAAAAAGAAAGCAGAAGTGAAGGAATCAAAAGAGAATCCTACAGTGCCTTCTAGACTTTTCCAGTATAAAGTTACTATTCCTGAAGTTGGTGAGACTATTGTTTATGCAGGTTCTCCTGCAGAACTAATGCAAAAGATGCGGTTGTTAATCAACTACCGCTATAGAGGTGATATTAAAATTGAAAGAATTCTACCCGCTAATGCAGGTAAGTTCTTTATGGACAAGAGAGCAAAAGCACTTCGTAATGTCAAGGAAAACCTTGACAAACAAATGCAGCAACAAATGACACAGCAGCAAATTGCGAACGAAAAGAAAAAGGTTCAAATGAAATCTGCTGAAATGCAAAAACAATTACAAAAGAAAGTCCAATCGTTAAAGAATAAACAGCGCATCGGTGGCGCACAAGCAACGGTAGATAGGTAGCATTTTATGGAATCTGATACTGGAATTAATGCAGCCATTCTAGAAAGATTAGAAAAAGTAGTAGACTCATTGCAGGATAATTCTGTAAAGATGGGTCAACTACTTGCTGTGCATAATGAAAAGTTATCTACACAGAGTGAAGTCGATGGAATTCTATTTGAAAAAATAGATAGACTTCATTCAGATCTCAATAAAGAGACAGACACAATCAAGAAAGGTTGTGAGAGAGACATCCGTCTTGTAGATGATAGACTCAGGATGATGGAGAGAAAGATGTGGTCTATCTTTGGTGGTCTTGCTGTTATCTCATTCCTGGTCAGTGTGCCAGGACAATCTTTGATGAAGTCATTGACACCAGTGCCAGTAGATGCTAGACTACGATAGTCCTACAGCATCTCAAAGTTGTCTGAATTTGTTGATTCTTATTATGTAACTCTGCTTTCAGGACGACTGGAAAAGTTCGCTCGTAAGAAAGCAGATCTATATAACTTTCGCTGTCCCTATTGTGGTGACTCTCAGAAGCATCGTAATAAGGCACGAGGGTACTTCTTTCGTATCAAGGCAGATATGGTCTTCAAGTGCCATAACTGTGGTGCAGGAAGGACGCTACCAAATTTTCTAAAAGACAATGCACCCGATCTTTATGATGAATATATCATGGAGAGGTATAAGTCTGGAACAACTGGTAAGGGGTCATATGTGCCTAAACCAAAACTAACTCAGTTTGAAAAACCGAAGTTCAAAAAGAAAGGAGAACTTCAAACTATCAAAGAACTAAATAATGAACACCCTGCAGTTGGATACCTTCTCGGTCGTAAAATTCCTGAAAAATATTTCTCGGATTTGTTTTATACTGATAAGTTTTGCACCTGGGTAAACACACAGAAACCAACGTTCAAAGATGTCAAAAAGGATCACCCTAGAATTATTATCCCTTTCATTGACACAGATGGAACCTGGTTTGGATTTCAAGGAAGGTCCCTAGTATCCAATGATAAGATGAGATACATCACTATCATGCTGGACGAATCTAAAACTAAAATTTTTGGTCTTAATAGAGTAGATTTCAATAAGACCGTATACATTACAGAAGGACCGTTTGATAGTTTGTATATTGACAATGCACTTGCTATGGCAGGAGCAGATGTTGATTGGGAACTCTTACGTGATAAAGAAGTTGTTTTCGTATATGACAATGAACAACGTAACAAAGAAATTGTCAAACGGATGGAAAACGTTATCAGTAAAGGATATGAGATTGTGATTTGGCCAGAGAATTTGGACGATAAAGATTTAAATGACATGTACATCGCTGGACATGACGTTCAATCTCTGGTAGAATTCAATACATACAGCGGTCTACAAGCACAGATTAAACTAAGCGAATGGAAAAAGGTATGAAGGAAATCCAAGTAATCAAGCGAGATGGTCAGAGTGAGTCTCTGAACCTTGATAAGATTCATGTGATGGTTGAACACGCTTGTAATGGACTTGCAGGCGTATCCGAAAGTCAGGTTGAGATGAATGCCAATCTGCAATTTTTTGATGGTATTAAGACTTCTGATATTCAGGAAATTCTTATTCGTTCTGCGAACGATCTCATTTCTTTGGAAGCACCTAACTATCAGTTTGTTGCTGCTCGTCTGCTTTTGTTTAGTCTGAGGAAAGCAGTATACAATGGACATCCTGATGGTCATCCTCCTTTACTGGAACATGTAGAGAAGTGTGTGGGGAGAAACATTTATGATGCGTCTATTCTTAAAAAATATACAGAACAAGAATGGGAAAAACTATCCAGTTATATGGATCATGAACGGGATTACCTGTTTACCTATGCTGGAGCAAGGCAGGTTGTAGATAAATACCTAGTGCAGGATCGTAGTACTGGAAGAATATTTGAAACGCCGCAATTCATGTATATGATGATTGCTGCCACTCTGTTCCAAGACGATGATAAATTTTATAGGTTAGAGTATGTCAAAAAATACTACGACGCAATCAGCAAACACCGAATCAACATTCCCACACCTGTCATGGCAGGGGTGCGAACTCCACTTCGACAATTTGCTAGCTGTGTTCTTGTTGATGTCGATGACACCCTCGATAGTATCTTTTCTAGTGACATGGCGATTGGCTACTATGTTGCTCAACGTGCAGGAATCGGTATCAACGCAGGCAGAATCCGTGGCATCAACGCTAAAATCCGAGACGGAGAAGTTCAACATACAGGTGTTATCCCATTCCTTAAAAAGTTTGAGAGCACTGTCAGATGCTGTACTCAAAATGGAATACGAGGTGGGTCAGCAACTGTCCACTTTCCAATCTGGCACCAAGAAATAGAAGACATTATTGTTCTTAAGAATAATAAGGGAACAGAAGACAATCGAGTGAGGAAACTTGACTACTCAATCCAGATTTCAAAACTTTTCTACGAACGTTTCATTAACAATGAGGAGATTAGCCTCTTCTCACCGCATGACGTACCAGGTTTGTATGATGCTTTTGGTACTGATGACTTTGACACTTTATATCGGATGCATGAACTCAATGATGCTGTTCCGAGAAAGACTATCGGGGCACAGGAACTCTTTCTAAGTCTCTTGAAGGAACGTGCAGAGACTGGTCGTTTGTATCTTATGAATATTGACCACTGCAATTCACACTCGTCCTTCAAGGACAAGGTGAACATGAGTAATCTTTGTCAGGAGATTACTTTGCCTACTGATCCTATTGGACACATTGATGGTCAAGGCGAGATTGCTCTATGCATTCTGTCTGCTATCAACGTTGGTAAACTGAAGAGTCTGGATGAACTGGATGACCTCTGTGACCTTGCTGTGAGAGGTCTGGATGCCTTGATTGACTATCAAGAGTATCCTGTTAAGGCAGCAAGAGAATCTACTGTTAACCGTCGTTCTTTGGGTGTTGGGTATATTGGTCTAGCACATTACCTTGCTAAGAATGGTGCAGGTTATGAATCTACCAAGGCACATGACTTAGTGCATAAACTGACTGAGCGTTTCCAATTTGCTCTTTTATCAGCATCTAATCGCCTTGCGATGGAGAAAGGTCCATGCGGATATTTTGGTAAAACCAAGTACGCTGATGGAATTTTACCAATCGATACATATAAGAACGATGTTGATGAGATTGTACCGAATGATCTTCAGTGTGATTGGGAATTTCTTAGAGGTCGGATCAAAGAGTACGGTCTTAGGAACTCAACACTGTCCGCACAGATGCCTTCGGAGAGCAGTTCCGTTGTGTCAAACGCAACAAATGGAATCGAACCTCCTAGAGCATACTTGTCCATTAAGAAGTCCAAAAAAGGACCTCTTAAGCAGATTGTTCCTCAGTACACCACACTGAAGAATGCGTATACTCTGCTTTGGGACATGCCTAATAATGATGGGTACATTAAAGTTGCTGCTGTAATTCAGAAGTTCTTTGACCAGGCAATTTCTGGTAACTGGAGTTACAATCCAGAGAACTATCCTGACAATGAAGTACCTGTGTCTATTATGGCAAATGATCTTCTTACCACCTACAAGTATGGATGGAAGACATCTTACTATCAGAACACCTATGATGCTAAGAAAGATGGTGATGAAGAACCATCGATTGAAAATGTTGACAATTTAATAACCGAACTGCTAGAATCCGAGGAGGAAGACTGTGAGTCCTGCAAAATCTGAACTACAAGGAATGAC